GACAATTTGTTCTTTGGTAGTTCCGGTTAAATTTTGAGCAAGAGTTGTTACACCTTGTTCTGCTCCACCTAAAACAACAGACGCACCAATCAATCTTCTATATCCAATCTGTCTTAATTTTGCATTTGATGACAGAGCCTCTTTTGCACCAAGAGATAGTATATTATACGTTGTTCTAATCATTTCTGCAGGAAACGATACAAAGTTACCAAAAGGTAATCTTCTTAAATCTTGTATGATTTGTGGCACTAAACTGTATGTTGGATAAGTGTTTCTTATTTGCCATGCAGCTGCTTCATCTATTGCATCATCAAAAGTTTTTGCTTTACCTGTAAACGTGTTAAACTTATCAAATTTTCTACCAACAATCTCGTCATACCATTTAGCAATATCATCAACACTATTATAGATACCTTTCATTTGAGATTTTACATATTCATGTCCATACCATTTCCAAAGATTATCACCTCCAGCGTATATTCTAGTAGCTGTTTTTGCCATTTTAGTATTAGCTAATTTAGCTATTAAACTATCCATATTTTTTACTTTTGCACCGGCTCTTATATCTTGTAAGACTGCTTTTAATTCTGAAGCAACAACGTTCTCGTCTAATACTCCAAGTCTTATTTTATTTTCTATATTTTTTATAAACTGCTCTTCGTTAATTACTTTACCTGCACCAAATATATCATCCAATGTCATTCTTAATGATTCTGTTACGGAGGCTCTACCACCAATGTGACCATTAGCTAATGGAAACATACTAGCAGATGTAACGTTTCTTACTTGCGTTACTGGAGATAAAACTGTTTTACCAAACTGTGTAGCAACTTTAAATTGTAAAATATTTCTATAGATACCTGATTGTAATAACCCATCAAATCTACCTGGCGCACCTTTTATTGCTGCTGCCATGTCAGCTGAAGCATATAACTTAGACACATCACTTTTTAATAAACCTATACCTTTTATTTCACCCACCTTTACAGCATCAAATGCTTTTTTTGCATCTGCAGCTGCTTGACTTTTAAATAACCAGCCTTCATCTAAACCAACCTTTGCTAATTTATCTAAAGTAGCTTTGTTTGTAGCATGTGTAATTGCGTGTGATGTAGTTTGTAATACAGAAGATTTTAAATTATTTTCTTCTCCCAATAATTTTTTAATTGCATCTGGTAACTCCTCTCCTGTTTTTATTAATTTATCTGAACGTAAAGTATCTTTAGAAATACGTTGCAATATTTTAAGAGGGTCCGCATTATCTTGTTTTGTATTCGTTAATATTTTATTCATTAAAGAATCTGACATTTCTTTTAAAGCCTGTTCATTAGTCATTTTGCCTGTTTTTAATGTATTGATAGCGCTTTCTCTTATGTCTTTATTTCTTTTAACAACATTATTTAATATCCATTTTGATGCTGCTTCTTTTACTTTATCACTTGCTTGATATTCTGGGTTTGTAAATGTAGCAAAAGATTTTCTCATGTATGTTTTAATATTATTTAACATAAAATTTTTAAGATCACCTGCAGGTAAAAGATTAGCAAAAGTTTTTTTAATATTTAATAACTCTTTGTTTAAAGAAACAGCTGTTTCTTGTAATTCTACTGGTAAGTCTTGTTTTTTTATTTGACCTTTTAAAAATGCTAACACTTTATCTAAATAAAAATCTTGACTTGCAGGAGATGAAGTCATGCTGTTGTATTGATTTTCAAAACTTTTTGCTAAGTCATAAGATTTTTTTTCAATTGATTCTAAATATTTTTCAATAGTTCTAGATCTTGCTTTAATCATAGTCTTTGCTTCTGTAGAAATTTGAAAAGTATTATCAGTCATTCTACCTACAGATCTAAAAAAAGATAATTTATTATCTAAACTTTTTAATCTTCTTTCAAGAGGATCACTACTTTTTATAGAAAATAATCTCCAGTCTTCAAACTTGGGCATTTGTTTTGCACCTGTTCCTACTTTTAAAGTTCCAACAGCTTTATCAATTACAAAATTACTTGAATTTTTTAAAGCTTTTGCAACAGGTGTTGGAATCGCTCTTGATGCAAAAAATGAAAGCGGAGAAACAACAGCGGTATCTACAGCTTTTAAACCTAAACCTGCAGCAAAAGCTGCTGGTTTAAACAATCCATACTTTGCACCAAAGGCAAGAGGTTTTCCCATTAATACAAAACCACCACCTATAAGTGCGCCCTCTGCTCCAAATCTTAATCTATTTCTAAATCTAGCAAGAGCAAGTTCAGATCCTTCCAATCCTTCTGTGTTCTCTTCTTCAACAAGTAAATTTTTTCTGTCTGGCTCTGATACTAAAAAATCTGTGGCACCAAAAGCAGTAGCCATGTATCCCACTCTTTTTGCTATTTGTGAACTTTTTGCAACCGCGTTTGAAATTTTAGTTGGCTTTTTAACTTTTGTAAGAGATTTAGTTCCGTATTTTGCTGCACCTGCATAAACTAATTTTTTTGCTCTGCTCATTATTTTAAGCACAGCACCGCCACCTACTCCGTATTGAATTAAAACTTTATTTAAAGCTCCTAATATAGTTTCTGGTTCTTCTATTTTATTTTCTTCATATTCTTCTGTTAATCTTTCTGATAATCTTGTTTCTTTTCCAACAGCAGCAGCACCTATATCAATACCTGAAGTTATTAAATCTCCAATAGCATATCCTGTATTTTGAGCTGCTCCAAAAATAGATTTTTCCATATCTTCGAAAAAATCTATGTAATCTTTTTCTTGTGGTTTATCTTTTCCTGCAGCTAAATCTGTTATTCTTGGTAAAGATTTATCCATTATAGAAGCTATATTATACGAACTTAATGGATTACCTAAATCTGTGCTTATTATAAAATCAGCAAGACCTTTCCATGTAAATTTTACAGGTTTCTTTTGTTTGTTTAAAAACTTTCTAGATTCTTCTATTGTATTATTAACATCATCAGAAGTTATGATTCTGTTAAAATCTTTTTTAAAGGGTTCCATGTTACGCCCCCTGTGGCAACGTCAAGTTTACATCGTATTGTTGGTTAAACAAAGCTATGTCTTGTTGTGTTCTAATATTTGCAAAATCTAGTAAAGCTTGTTTACTATTTGCTAACAACATAACTATTTCATTATCTATATCTTTTGGTAATCTTGCTCTTAACTCATTGTAAGATAATTCTTGCACAGGTGATTCTTGTTCCATGGTCGCTGGTTCTTGAGACATGGTCGTTGGTTCCTGAGACATGTCTGCGCCACCACCCATTTGATAACCAATTCTCCCACCTTGGGCGTTTCCAAATCTATAATATTGTTTACGCACATATTCTTGAGTAATTGTATCTGCCTCTTGTGAACTCAATTGAACTTCTTTAACACCTGCTTTAAATCTTTTTTCGTAATTTCTTTTAGTTTCCCCTGTTTCCTGTGGATTAGCTGCAAGCCATTCTTCTTTTCTTCTTCTGTTTTCATCAGCTACAGCTGATTTTTTAGCCTCATAATATCTATCAGGACTTTGTAATATTGCAGCATACTCTGCAGGCAATCCTAATTGTTTTTCTAAAAATAATTCATTTTGTGTAATAATTTGATTCAACTCTCTCGTCTCAGTTTCTGTAAGAGGAACCTCTTTACCATCAACTTCTTTTACACCGGCATTCAATGTATTTCTTGCATCAAAAATTGATCTTGAAGCATTCGTAATTAAATCTTGTGTGACCTCTATGTTTAATTTATCACCACCACCGGCTGCTTCAGCTTTTACATCATACTCACCTTTTACTTTTTCAATCTCTAATTTTTTATCATAGATAAATTCTTGAAGTGCTCTTTCATCTTTTACAGCTTGTTTTGCCATTCCTAATTGAAACTGTTCTTTTCTCTCTACGTCAGATAATGTATCGCCTCTTGTGATAGCAGCTTGTGTTGCAGCTAATGCAAGTGCTCTATCCTCTGCAGATTGTTTACCTTTTGCTTCTTGAAATTGTTTAAACGGATCCTGTGCAGCTCCTGCAGCCGTAGCAAATATATTACCTCTTGGTGTTGCAGATAATAAATTTAATCCGGCACTTGTTAAAAAACCTGAAAGAGTGCCTGGTGAAAAAGGTGTAGTTGTTCTAGGTGCAAGTTGATTTATTAAATCAATTCTTCTTTGTGCTTCTGTTGCAGCATCAAAAGCAGGTGATTCTGCTTTTGGTTTTCTAAAAGCCAATCCTCTTTGCATTGCAGAGTCCATAGACACTGGATTATTAAAAGGATTACTACCAACATTAAAACCAGGTCTAAATTCTTGTGTGTTATCAAGTCCTGATGTGATGCCAGTTCCTGATGAACCACCCATTCTAAACATTGGTCGTTTCAAAGTTCTATTCATAATTATGCAACCGGTACGTTTTGAACTCTTTGTATTGGTGGATTAAATCCTGTGTATAATCCAGCAAGTGTTGTACCAACTCCTAACGCTGTTTGTAATGGTGTAGGGTTAGGTATGTTTGTTGTTTGGAATTGTGCAGGATAACCACCCATAATTCCTGTTACTTGACCTGCGAATCTATCTAATTGTTCTTGTGGTAAGAATGTAGCTTGTCTTGTTGCTTCTCTTGTAGCATCAGCCTGTGCTTGTGCTAGACCTCTATCTATTCCACCTAATTGACCTTGTGAAGCAACGTCTTGCCCTATTAATGATGGAACTAAACCTGCTAAACCTAATTGATCTTGTAAAGCTTTATCTCTTCTTGCAACTGCTTGACCAAAACCTTGTTGTAATAATCCTGCTTGTAATGCTAATCTATTTCTATCTGATGCTGCATCATATTCTGCTAACTGCACACCTTCTCTTCCGCCACCAAATGCTCCTGCTGCAACAGCTTGATCTCTAATACCTCGTCTTTGTATTTCTGCTTGTCTATCAAATTCTGCTAATGACGTATCAATAACTTGTTGTTGATATGGTGACATGAACTCTTGAACAGATCCTGCTCCTGTTCCTGCTCCGGCCCCTGTAAGTGTTTGTGCTGTTGCTAAAAAAGGTCTAAAAGATCCAATACCTGCATCTGCTATTTTTCTAGCTTCTATTTCTCTGCCTGATAAACCTGCAACTTGTGGTGCAAGTCCTTGTAAAGCTAGTTGTCTTTGTTCAAAACCTAACGCTGCTCTTTGTTGAGCGTCAAATAAACCTTTTCTTTTATCAAATTGTTCTTGTGTTTCAAAAGCTTGTTTTGTTGCTGGTATACCTGCCGCTTGCGCTGCTTTCTGAAGATCGGCTAAACCTTGTGTTACTACGGGTACACCCGATTGGGCCGTTACCTGTTCTGCTAGATCTACACCTAAATCTTCTACAAACTGTGCGGGTAAATTTCTTGTTTCTTGTACAGCCATTATAATACTTCCTCTAATCTTTTTGATGTTTGAAACATTGCTCTAGCGCCTTCTAAGCCTTGCGATTCTTCAGATACTTCACCCCCGGCTTCGAGGTTTTTCATCATATTATACATAACTTCTGCGCCTTTGTCTACATCGCCATCACCGGCATTTCTAACAGCATCTGCTGTAAATACAAACTCATTCTTTGATAATCTTGCAGGCACATCGTCAGCCTTTTCCATTCTACCTATTGGTACAAAGCCACCATTTTCTCTAAGATCCATTTCTTTACCACCCATGTCTAATAGTGGCATAGTCTTTTTAGCCACTGGTTCTATACCTCCACCTTCAGCGGCAAATCTTCTAGGTATAAAAGTGTATGGATTATTTCTTATATAATCTATATCTAATCCAGGACCTCTGTCGAATGTTTGATCCTCTTCTTCATCTTCTTGAAACAACAAAGGTGCCGCTGATAGAGCAGCAATACCTGCCATAGCACCTTTTCCCGTTAAACCTTTACCAAACAAATTACTTAAAGAAAAACCTTTACTAGGATCCGTAAGCATAAATTTTGCAAAAGCACTATCTTTTGCTAATAACCCTGGTCCAAATTTAAGAGCTGCAATACCTAAAGCGGCTTTACCTAATGGTGATTTAACAACTTTTTTAACAGCTCTTGTTGCTTTTTTAACTAACTTACCCAAGAAATACATTTGTCTTCCTGTTTCAAAGTCCATGATTCCACCTTCTTGAGCCATGGCTCTATTTGATTCTGGCATTTGTCTTTCACCAAATACATCTTTTCCTACACCTCTTATTATTTCTAGAATTAATTCTTTTTCTAAAGGGTCTAATTCGTCATAAGATTTACCAAATCTTGATTCAGACAATTGTTCTTTAGCCTTATCTATCATTGACTTTATATCTAGGTCAGCCATCATTTTATTTGGTCTAGACATTCGTTTACTTCCATATTGATCCATCTCCATCATCATTTCTTCTATTTGAATTATTTCATCTTCAGTTAAATCTTTTAAAGGTTTACCAAAAGTATCTATCGCAAGATTTTGCATCATGTCATTTCTTGTATCCATAGGATCTGGAGCTGATGCCATTTGCATAATACCTTCTTTAGGCGCATCCATTGGACTACCACCACGGCTCAAGAATCTAAAAGCTTGGCCAATTCCTGTTTGAGTGTTATCGCCACCACCATCACCAGGATCTTGATTAGGATCACCTGGCTTTTTGCCTAAAGGAAATAAAATTTGATCTCCTGGTCCGTCATCTCTTTTTTCTCTGTAACCATACATAGTTCTACCAAACTCATCTTTACCGGTCACATATTTTTCTAAATTACCTACATCACCAGAATATAATAAACCTGGTGCACCTTTAAATTTAGCTGCGTATTCTGCAAAGTTTAATGAACCATCGGTTGGTTGAAATTTTCTTAATTCTTCAAACTCATCAAAAGTAAATTTGGTATTGGCTGTATCTAATAAATCTTGATCTTCATCTAATTCAAGTGCTTCTAATTTTGCACGTAAAGCGGGAGAGAGTAAAGCCCTTTGAGAGATAGGTAGTGATCTTAAATAATCTAATTCATTTCTAGGATTGTTAGGAAAAACACTGTAAAGAGTCTTTCTTGTTCCTTTTGTATAGTTATCTAAAAATTTTTCTATTGGATTTTTTTTCTTAAAAAAACCTTGTGCTTTAGCTGCATCAAGAGACTGTTGTACTTCTTCAGGTGTTCTTGCTCCTTCGGGTGTTCCGTCTGGTCTTTCAAATATTCCTGTGTTACGATTAAAGCCCGGTGTATCTCTTTCACCCGGATCACTTCTAGAAGTTGTTGCTGCTCTTGATGATTTTTGACCTGTTTCTGTTTCTCTTGCTTCTGCCGCTTTAGCTGCAGCATCACCACGATAACCTGGACGTTTACCAGTCATAGATGGTTGTACTAACATACCACCATCTTCTAACATTTGTCTAAATTGTTGTGCTCTAGTTATTGCCATCTTCTTCTGATCCTGCTCCTAATGGTGGCATGTGAGCCACTTTAATTTTTACAGATCTTGTAACATCTTCTTTTACAGTATCTGTATCTGGGTTTGCGATATCGTCCTCTGCCTCTTTATCAGAGTTATATTCATAATTTGTTTTTTTGTTTCTCAATACTATCTCAGTTTCACATTCAACTACTGGTACTTCTTTACCGTCTATAGTCACGTATCTCACTGATGGTGGTTCTGTAAATGCCATATTAATCTCTTGTTATTTGTAACACAGAAAATACGATATGTAACCTATTTCCTGATGCTGCTGTTGCTTTTATAATCTCTCCCTCTGTAATAATAAGAGGGTGTGTCAGTAGTTCTACTGTTGCATTGGCTGAAATAGCCTTTGTTTTAAACAAACTAAACACATTTGAAGAAGCATCTGTTAACGTTAAAGTTATACTGTCAGCGTTACCTGAGTCCTCAGATACTAGTATAGATTTAATTATACTAGTTGTTGCAGTTGTAGATGTACCTGCTGCTGGACTTGTATAGACAACAGTTTCAGCTGTGCTCGTTAAATCTACCTTTGAATTTGTATATATATTAGCCACTTAAAAACCAAGAGAATCTCTCTTGCTCCTGTTTTATTTCATCTAAAAAAGTAGAATTCAATTGATCCTTCATTAATGTTAAAGCTCTATTGATTTGCTTTTGATTAGATATATCATATTCTGTTTTTGGTTCTGGTATTCTTATATTTATTTTAGTCATTATCTTCTTCCATCCGGTTGTAAATCTAATCTTAATGTGCCAAATCTCCATGATTCACTTGTGGCATCGTTTTCTATTTTAACACTTATAAATCTACCTCTAGCTCTTGTATCTTTTTTATCTGTGCTAGATGTTATTGTAAAAGGACTTAGACCTGTTTGTGTAGAAGATTGTTGAGGATATCTTTTTACATCTAAACTAACTTTAGCATTACCTTGTAATGTTTTAAAATCTGGTACAAATCTTCTCATAGCTAGAAATATCTCTCCTGCAATTTTTGGTCCAGTTGATCTACCTTGTGCATCTTTACCCCTTTGTTGTAAGTCTATATCAAAAGATTCTATAAATGATGTAACCGTGGTTGTTGTACCATTTGGATTAATTTGATCTGTGCCTACTTCATGTTCAAAATAAGTTGTTTGTCCTAAACCTGTTTGACCAACTACAACAGGAAATGTGCCATCTGCGGTAGAATCATATTTTGTAGCAAAAGGATTTGGATAAACATTTGAATCAATCCAACTTGTTCTAGCTTCTGTTCCTGTATACCAGACACCCCCTGGCACACCTGCAGATTCTCCATAATTAAATACAACATACTTATCATTGTATTCAGAACTAGATGATGGATAATACCAAGTAATTTCTGTGTACAAGTTATTTAATCCAGCTGCAACTTGCTGTCCTTTTGTCGTATCAAAATCATCATACACAAAGTCCTCTACTGTGCATGGTATACTTTTGACTGTACCATCATACAGAAAGAAACCTTTTGAACTTAACCAAAACGCAGCCCCATCTATTTCAACAACAGCGTTTTGACCTATTAGTCCACAGTTGGTTCCCACTTGCTCTAGACCAAACACAAGCTGACCACCTATAAACTTCATCGTATACAATGCATTATCAGTCCAGATCAAGATAACTTCTTTTGCTTTTAGCGCGCCGATGATCTTTGTGCCATCTTGTAATCTTAATGTTCCTGCAGTGTTTATAGCTGAAGGTGTATAGGTGTTAATATCTTCCTGATCGGAAAATCTTATAAACATGTCGTCTTGTGTGGTTGTGTCTCCAATAGTCGTTTCTGTTCCAAAATGTAATAAGTGTCTAGTTGTTGGTGAAATTAAACTGACTCTTGTTGCTGTTGGATTACTTCCTGTAGCAAAACCAGATGTCGTTGTAGACGCTCTATTTTCTAAAGGTGTTGAAGCTCCAGCATTCCATGTAAAAGTTTTACCATTTAATACTGTTGCAACTAACACTTGACCAAAATTATCTAAAGACCATAAACCTGGTTCTAGTGTTACATCAGATGCAGTTGCTGCTTCTCCCCAATTACCACTACCCCAACCAGCGATACCCCAACCATAACCATATGATTGTGCTCTAGGTCCTACAGGCTCATAGGGTTTAATACTTAAACTACCACCTGTTGATACGGTGCCACTAGCATTAGATGATTGTGTTATCGTAAATGTGCTAGATGTTGGAACTGTAATTACTTGAAAATTTTTATCTTCAAAATCAGATGCACTAAATCCTGTACCACTTGGTAGTGTAACACTATCTAATTGAACTATGTCTCCAATAGATAAACCATGTCCTGATTTTGTAATCGTACAAGTAGCTGATCCACTTGTAGTTGCTATGGTTGCAGAAGTTAGAGTAGTTTTAAGTGGAGTAATATCATAAACTTGCCCCTCAAAATATAACAGTAAAAATTTATCTGTGCCTATTGCAACATATCTATTACCAGCTATGTCGACAAAAGCGTGTTGTGCTCTAGCAACACCAACAATTGTATCGGTTATAAGAGAGGACCAACCACCTACTTTTTCTGGTAGGCCATATCTAAATCTTACGTTGTCAGAATTAACCCAACGATTCTCTGCTCCTGATTCGGTATTTTGTTTATCTATACCGGGTTTAAATTTGTACTCAATTAGAGCCATGATCCGTGCTCCTATATTTTATCTTTATAAGCCCAGCCTCTTGCTGAATTTACAAATACTAAAGTAAAAGCAGCGCCATTGGTAGACACTACTAAATTAGATGCCGAACCTAAAATATTTGAACTGTTTCTAGCTATGGTTAAATTGTTTGATGCAAAGTTATTACCACTGTCTATAAAATGAACCTCTGAACCTACAGCTGGTGACGCTGGTAAAGTTATAGTAACAGCTGATCCAATACCACTTCCAGACGTATCAATTAATAGTTGATCTCCATCTACGGCAGTATATGCAGTTGTTGGTGTATAATAACCTTTTTGTCTTATACCTAAATTTACATTTGTACCATCTGAGTATAATAAACATTTAGATCCTATAGGTAGCGCAATACCTGTGCCAGACACTGTTTTAACTGTTAATGTATAATTACTTGATGATCTAGTGGTTGCATCTTCTACTATAAATACTCTTTCTGCAGAGTCAGGCATTGTAACCGTTCTATTTGCAGCTAAAGTTCCTGTAAATTTAAAGTATAAATTTTTACCGTTTGATACAGCATGATTAGATAGAGCTAAAGCTACATCACTAGATGCAACATCAACAGCAATATAACCACTAGCCGCTTGTTCTAATATTTGTAAATTTGTATTTGTAATTGTACCCCAGGTACCAGACTTTTCACCTGTTGTAATTAATTCTAGTTTTAAATCACTCGACGTACTTGATGCCATATTTCTCCTATGGGTTTAGTGGGTCAATAGGGACCCATGTTTGATTTACCCCTGGGGGAATCGGGTTCCATGATATCACATCTACCGTACCTGTTGCAAGGTTTATTCTATTGCCAGATACAGTAAATACTTGGTCAACTCTAGTAGTAACGTTACCTATACTTGCGTTTATTCTGTTACCTGAAAGAGTAATAACAACTCCACCTGTAATTGTAGGAGAACCTGTGCTTAAATTAACT